TTGGCTGGAATGGCAGGATTCGAACCTGCGACCAAGTGATTAACAGTCACCTGCGCTACCGCTGCGCCACATTCCAATAATTGTTTCTACAAAGACACTACATAAAACCAAATTTCTGAGTCGGTTGCGGCCGTCATAAGCCATTGGTCAGGTTGTCTTAGAGCGGTATGATGGCCCAATCGCTCATTAGCCTATGCGTCCATAGGCGGTACCCCGTGTAGTGTCTATGAAGAAACAACTTTCGTTGTTATTCTTCCTAAATTGTCAAAGAGCGGTAGTCAACTCATATTCTCAATATAACTCATAGAGGATATAATGTCAACTAAAAAATTAAAGGGCAGATGGTTTTTTTCCAGCTGCCCTTTGAAGAGTGATATAGTTATGAATCACAATCTTCTAAGGACTACCTACATCTTGATTATTCCAGATGCAGGCGAGCATCGGCGATGTGCCGAAAATACTATATCCATGATCTGTAATATATTGAGACATTGATGTCCTCTTGTTAGTGTTCTATTTTATTTATAAAATAGTTACCCGTAAAAGTCAACTATTCTGTTATTTTTATCAACAGCGCGAACTCTCATATGTGGGTAACGATCTTTCAATGATTTCATTTCATTGAGGATACGAATTGATTCATTGAATGTTGTATGATATGTACGCCATGTACCATCACGATCTTGAGCCTGAATATGTACTTTATCGTCCATGTCAATCTCCATTCCAGCTTATATTCTGATAGTAAGCCATTTTGGAATAAATGTCAACCATTATTTTTTGTCAATCTTTTCAATAGTCTGTGTCTATATCTCTAGGGATTAAATCATCAACGTAGATATATTTAACGTTTTGATCCATCTCATAATAGGCCTGTAAAATTTTACGAGCATGAAACAATCTTTTCTCAATGCTCGCCAAAGTCTTTTGACAAGTCTCGTCGATATGACCTCGTTCTATATCAGATATTACAGACTCAATATTCCAATCTACCGAGTATTCTACATAAAACTCATGTTCACCTTCTTTTTGAAGAGAAGGCTCTGGAAATAAAAGATCTTTTAATTCTTGTAGTTTCTTTTCAGCTTCAGACTTTGGATCTTCACGTTTAAATTTAAACATAATATAAAACCTCAGTTAGGACTTCTTACGCCCTATGTTATATTTGGCTACTAATTCCCAATCAGATTTCTCTTTGAATGGAAGGATCTTTATCTGACTGAGAGGAGTCTTTACTTTCTCACAAATTTCTTTTTCGACAATTTTAATAAGATCCCATTCTTCAAGCAATAAAGCAATCGTATTTCTACGACCAATATCTTCATCACTAAAGTTTGTAGGTTTGCCATCTAAAGCAAACAACTCTTTAAAATGCACGATATAGTACTTACCCTGCTTATGCAGAATATGGCACGACTGATATAGCTTCTTTTCTTTACGAGATGCTACTCCGATACGAGTCAGAGTTTCTTTAATCTTGAGAAAGTCTTCTTCTTCCCCAATCATCACCTCCACGAGCGAATTAACAATGGACATAAAATTACCTCATTAAAAGTCTTTTTGTTTTTATTTATTATAATAAAGACTTTCACTGCCCACCCCTCTCAAGACGCTTTTTAATCTCAGAAATATCTTTCTTTGATAAGATCTTGAGAGCTTCTTCTGCGCGTTTACTAGAATATTTAAAATACTCTTGAACTATCTCTATATCAGAAACTTTATCTTTCTTAGACCATTTAGAAAACCGTTTGGTTTTTCTGATTGAATGGAATAAGAAGTCATGTTGCAGAAGATTGTCTAAGTGGTGATTGATGTTCATCTCTTGAGCATAAAAAACTGTATCTGGAAAATAAGATAAAGCTCTATTGATTATAAAAGCATTATATAGCTTTTCATTACTCGAATCGATTAACTTCTTTTTACCACTACTGATGTCAGTGACTACGTCAAATGGCTTCACTTAAATTCAACCTCTATCATAATCTCAGCAAGACAAGCAGCCAAGTTGACCTCATGATCGGCCGCAAACGCTGCTTGATATTGGTATTTAGCAAGTATCACAACTAACTGCGGGATGCTTCGTGGAACAATGTTATTTACTGCAGAATCATATAGTCCTCTAAAAACACTATTAGTATCACTATCAAGATTCTTTCCAAGCCATTGACGAACCGATGTATAGTTTTTATTTTTCATAAAACTAAGTAATTCTTCAAGAGACTCGCTTTGAAGGTTTACCAAGATACCGGTATCAATAAAGCCAGTAACTGAGTAACGCTGGAGTTCATTAAGAACACGACGCCAATCTGGAAAATACTTACTAATGATTTCAGCTAAGACTGGACGTTCAAACTTTACATTCTCAATTTCCAAAATACCTTCTACACGTTTAAGAAACTGTCCAGCCAATTTAGCAGTATCGGCTTTAGTAATCTTAAAGTCTATAACAGAACAACGAGAATGAAGAGGTTCAATAATACGATTACGAAAATTACATGTAAGAATAAAACCGCAATTACGTGAAAACTCTTCCATAAAATTACGAAGAGCAGGCTGAGTACTATTAGCGTTAAGATAATCAGCTTCATCGAGAATAACATACTTACGACCACCAGCCAAAGAAACAGAAGATGCAAATTGCTGAATATCATTACGAAGTGTATCAATGTTTCCATTCAACGATCCATTTATTACAATGTAGTCGCAGCCGAGTTGCTCAAGCATTGCTCGGGCTACAGTAGTCTTACCAACACCGGCTGTACCAGTAAGCAAAAGATTTGGTACATTACCTTGATCAATAAACGTTTGGAATGTAGTTTTAAGATCTGTTGGAAGAATCGTATCTTCGATAGTACGAGGACGATACTTCTCTACCCAAAGAAAATCACTATTCATTTCACGCTCCATAATATAAAAAGTGGGAGGAGACTATAATATCTCCTCCCAATAAAGATGTCAACTAAAAGTTGACGTAGTCTCAGCAGCAATCCAATATTCCAAGTCTTCTGCAGCAAAGTGTGCAAAGTTACGATCCGAAACTTCTACTTCATAAGAAGAAGTAAGAGTTTTAGAAAGTACTGCAAAGTTTTCAGGCTTAAAGACTGCACTAAATGTTTTATTAGTCTTACCAACTTCCACTTTGTAGACATCACCCGATGGATTCTTCATGTCTACAGCTTGAATAGTAATCTTCTTACCATCACCATTAATAATCAAATCTGGCAACTTAAGAATTGCTAAAGCCTTTTCAACTTCTTTAAGGATTTCATTATTCAGCGTGAATTTAATGTCAGCTTTTGGGAAGTTTGGATCTTTAGTCAATGGAAAGTTCAATGCACTTTCTGATGCCAAAGTGTAGTTTAGACTCTTTCCGGAATCTTGAATAGTAATGTTACTATCACTTACAGAAAGAACTGGTTCATTAAACATTGATATGCAACTCAAGAACTTGTTAAGTTCATAGATAGCAAATCGCTTATTAAAGTTGACGGGCACATTGGCTCGTGCAACAATGTTTTTAAATGGAGAGATAGTAGTCATTGTGCTTCCTTCTTTAAAGATCATAGAAGGATTGATTTGCGAGAAGCTCTTCAACACATTGATTGTTTTATTATCTAATTTCAAGTCGCTCATAATATACTCCAGTTATGTTATAAAGTTATTTCTTCTTTTTGATTGCATCAGGATCAGCAGTAGCTGAAGCACCAATAGAAGCTAGATCGGCAAGTGAACCACCAAAGATATAAGTTCCAACATGTTGCATCTTCATCCAAGGACAGAACCAAGTGCGCAATCCAATGTCTTGTGACTTCTGGCAAAACCAGTAATCTTCTGACAAGTAACGATTAGACTTCTGATCAACTTCGGCTTGGAAAAACATGGTAATCTGACGACTACCATCAAAGTGTTCAGTGCGAACATGATCAGGAGTATAAAGATATTGTGGGTATTTTTCGACAAACTTCTTGAGCGCACGCTTATGAATCATCATAAAGCCTGTACCAATTTCAAGTACTTCTACTGGCTCGTTGATTGGGATTGTTTGGGCTCCACCTTTTGGGTTGAAGACGAAGTCACCGACAAATTTGTCGAGGACGTTTGGATCTTCGTCGGCAATACCTTTGTCGACTGCGAGTTTAATCTTCTCCCAACTGATGCACTTCTTTGGATAGGGACCACCGATAATATCATATTCTTCATTCTGTGATTGAAGGGCCATCAATGCAATAACATCTTGTGGATTGAATCCAATATCAGAATCAATAAACATCAAATGTTCAGCATCTGATCGCATGAATTCATCTACGCAATAGTTACGAGCACGGGTAATAAGTGACTCATTGAATAGGTAATAGAATTGAACTGGGATTCCGTATTGGGTGCAAAGAGCAGACAAGTCAGCAGTTGACTTGGTGTACATCCCCGCACACATACCACCATACATTGGTGTCGCAATAAACAACTTATTCTTGCGAAGAATATCAATTGGAACGTTTATCTCCATAATTTACTCCATTTTGTATTTTTATTAAACAAACTGAGACAAGCTTCCGCGAGTCAAACTATTATCTATGTCTCTCAATTCATGTGATTTAGTATAATTGTATTGAAAGATTTGTTTTGAGTTAATCCATTGCCTATTTCCAAGCAAAGCTTCTTTAACTTCAGTAGCCATATCTGTAGCTGTTCCTACTGGAACGTTTTGACACATATGATTAGCTGATTTCTTTGGATCTAGAAGTTCAAAGTCTTCTGGTAAACCCATGATACTTAGACCTTCACGATAAGTGATATATCTATCTTCTATTGGATGTGTCAATGAAGTAGGATAGTGACCAACAAATGCACCAATATAATCTCGCGGTATTACTGTTCCACGACGCATGATATTTTTGCCAGATGCAAGCTTTTCTTTACGACGAAGACACTTTGGAACTTCTTTGTCATAACCATTCTTACCCATCCAATCAGCAACAGTATCATAACTAACACCATGCTTTTCAATATATGTAAGAACATCATTACCGCGAGCTCTTGAAGGTTCTACTATACGACAAAATTCAGCATGTGTCAACCCACCATGCATCTCTTCTAGAATAAATCTATAATAAGGATCATCTTTAGATGGAGTCTTAGGATTGATTGGTTCCATCAGAGTGTTGCTTTTAACACTCAAAATTGTATCTTCAATTGTTGGACGTTCACGTTCATAATAATTCAAGAGAGGAGTCTTATCACCTTTCCAGAAGAAGTAGAAAGAACGTTCTCTAACTTGAGCAATACCATGGAGCAAAGAACGAGTACGATACACTGACATAGTATATCCATTCTTTGTAGCAACATCATACATTTGATTGCGGATGGTTTCACCAATTTTACCGGCAAAGCCAGGAGCATTCTCTCCCCACAACACTTTAGGTTGCATCTCTTCTAAAACGTATTTGGTTGTTTTGATCATCCATTCATTATTTGGATTATCATCACCAAAGCCATGTGACATCTGAGACAGGCCGGCGCATGGACATACCGTGTTGATGACATCCACCTTATATGGCGGTGCCTCGCCCTTATCCAAAAGATAATAAGGTACTTCATTATTATAATAATTTACGAGATGTCGATCGTTATTTTGAAATGGTGAATATGATACTAAGTACTCTGGTCTGGTACCAAAAGCTTTTTGTTGACCGAGTGTGGATCCACCGATGAGCGGGACTATGCTGGCATGTTTAATCATTACGAATCTTTTCATTACATTCAATAGTAGTCTTCAAGAGTTCATGAGGAACTCCGGCGTTCTCACTATATTTATATAACGCATTTGTGTCTTTTGGAAAACATGTTCCGCCATATCCAAATTTATCTTCAAATCCTGGAACATTCAAATGACTAGTACCAATGCGTGGTTCATGTCTCATAATGTCAGCTAGGATGTCATACTCGGTTTGATTACCAATCAATGAATGCATGTGATTAAAGAAGATAACTTTAGTAGCCAAGAATGAATTGATCGAGTATTTTGCTAAAGAAGCCAATCTAATGCTTGTAAAAAAGAACTTAGTAGTCTTACAATTAGAATGCTCAAGGTAAATCATCTTTACCTTCTTTAGGATTTCAAAGTTATTTCCACCCAAGATATGGAAGTTAGCATCAATAAAATCTTGCTTAGCATTACGCTCGGTCAAGAATTCTGGATTAAATACCAGACCATGATATTTTTCTGCAAACTTTTCTAAATGATCCGGAGTGACTGTACTTTTAATAATTAGAGGTATGTCACATGGTGTTCGACTAAAGACACGAACAAATTCATCAACTACTCCTTCAACAATTGAAGCATCAATACAACGGTCTTCTCCCATAGGTGTAGGTACACAAACAAACACTGCATCTGGACCAAACTTATATAGATCGCCAATAGTAGTATTATATTTTGGATCTACAATAAACTTCTTTACGTTAGTGAAGCCATAGTCAACAGCACCACCAACAAATCCATGTCCAATGATTCCAATTTTCATATCAAACTCCGTAATAACTTCTGTACCATTTTACAAAGCGTTTAATTCCTTCAGTTACTGGAAACTGAGGATTATAACCAAGCGCTTTGAGTTTAGTAGTATCTGACCATGTGGCTGGAACATCTGCAGGATGAGGAGGTCGATAATCAATTATTGCTTTCTTACCAACGTTCTGTTCAATCTCATGAATAAAATCCATAAGATTAACTTTTTGTCCATAGCCAATATTATATATGTCGTGATAGCTTTCCGTATCAGATTCAATCTTATTGACTACGATCTCAATACCATTGACAATATCATCAACGTAAGTGAAGTCTCGATACATCTCACCATTATTAAATGCAATGATTGGAGTCTGATCAATAATACCTTTAGTGAAAAGAAACAAAGCCATGTCTGGTCTACCATATGGTCCATAGACTGTAAAGAAGCGTAAACCAATAGTGCGAACTAGATTTGAATGTTTAAACTGACATTCATTGGCACGCTTAGACCAACCATATGGATTGTTTTGATGACTAGGGCTATCATGTTCATTCCATGGCAATGACTGACCGTGCATAACACAACTAGAAGAAGCATACACGACTTTGTCAACGTCATTGCGCTCACAAGCATCAATCAAACGTTGAGTGCCGGTAATATTAGTATCAATGTAATCATATGGTGAAGCCAAAGAGTGGCGCGGATTAGCATAAGCAGCTAGATGAACTACAACATCTGGCTTATAAACTGTTTTAAAATAAGCATCCCAATTAACATCACGAAGATCAGCAACATCTGTTTGAATATAATTTTGTTGAAGGATCTCACTACGAGAATGCTTGAGAGAAACTTCATAGTATTCATTATAATTATCTATGCCACGGACTTCATGTCCAGCCCGTGACAACTGTTGCGCGAGATGGAAGCCGATCATGCCGGCTTGTCCAGTAATCAATACTTTCATAATATACTCCTAGGCGAAGAAACTATCGAGAGTAGAACGCTCGTCTTTCTCAATCTTACTGAGAATATCAGTTACTATGATCTTAGAATCTGAATGTTGTTTCCAGAATTCAAAGGCCATTTCGCGCCATTCATCTCTAAGAATTAGATCTGCAGATAACTTCTTAACCAATTCACCGGCCGAAGCAAAGTTATCTCGATCTAACCAGATAGTACCACTTTTGTTAGATTTTGTACATGGGTCGCCGGTAACTTTATGAATAATATTGTCGCCAAAATGCTTATGGAAGATTGGAACTGTGCCGGTAGCAATACATTCCGCGTGACAATTCTCGATGTTATCACCATATTGTTCCGGATTCAAGTGATAAAGATCAGAACCAAACGCCGAAAGACTCATGCGTTCCATACATTCAACATTCACGTATTGAGGATAACAATATGCAGGTCCACCATAGATTTCTTCGCCATGGGTGAACTTATTATTTTCATTAAATTCTGGACGTACTCTAAATTTATTAATAACATCTCGTGGCTTTTGCTTTTCATGATTATCGTAATACAATACAGTAGCATAAGCAATGGAAGCTTCTAAACCTTCTAAGATAGTACAGAATCCAGAAGATCTAAGTTCTTCTTGGTGAAAGTCAAGAATAATATCTGGTCCTTTCCAACGCGCGGAACGGCCAATCCATCTCAGTCTTTTCGAGTCTTGGAGTTCAATGGGCTTCCAATACTGTGCTCGTGTAGCATCATAGTTAAAGCCTAGACCCATTGTAGTAAATCGTGTGGTGTTACGAATCTTCTTAAGCCACTTAGCAAATACACCGGTATCCGAATGTGTCATGATAACATCGACGCGGTTACAGATGTCTTCAAGACGAGCATTATTATGAAGTGACTTGACCGAATGATCTACATGGATCATTGCTTTCTTAATCTTTACTTCATCTAAGATCTTTACGAAGTTATCTGCACATTCTTCTGGATGATCCTTTGAAGGAATAGAATGAACAACAAATAAATCAAAGTTCTCATTTATTTCTTTAATTACACGTTCACATTGAGACCAATCGGCAGCAATAAATTCATCGCATTCAAAGTCCATACCATTACGACGACCCCACTTTTTATCAAGTGTGGCAAAGATCTTTGTGCCCGGATGAGCACGTTGAAACTCAATAGCGCAGCGGGTAACACCACAACCTTCTACGCCGCGACCTAATATAATTGCTACTTTCATAATGTCTCCACCTATTATTCTTTTGGATAAAGATGCCAAACTACACCAGCTTCATTAAACATATCAATTGATTGTTCTGTTGATTTCTTCCAACGGTCATCCATATCTACTGGATAACACATAAACACTCTTTTCACGCCAACTTGTATAACACCTTTAGCGCAGTCTGAACAAACTGGTAAACCATAAACAAATAGATCTGAACCATCAAGGCCAACACCATTTAGTGTAGCATTGTAAATACAATTCATTTCTGCGTGAACGATGTATTTATACTTTGTTGGACGATCCTGAAGACGTTCATCATCTGCAATTCCACGTGGAAAACCATTGAAACCCTGTGAAAGGATTTGACCATGTTTTCCTACGGCAACTGCACCAACCTGTGTACTAGGATCTTTAGACCATTGGGCTACATGTTCAGCAAGCCCAATGTACTTTTTTACCCAACTAACCGATAAGGTTGAAGTGTCGTTCATAGACATGAAGGCTCCCAGCGTTCCAATAAATCTTACCAGATTTTACATTCAATTGATTTGCCAACATGTCAAGGACATGCTTTTGCCATGCATAGTCATTCTTATAACCAAAGACTACGTCGTTAGAACGCATCTGGACTACTGCTTCAAGCTCACCGTCTCTAATCATATATTGAACGGCATTGGTGCACATGAAGTCTGACATGCCGTCGGTGTTATACTCATCCCACATAGAAGGTCGAGTATAGATCATTACTGCTCGACGAGATTGTGGATTATTCCACAACTCTTCAAACACTCGATGATACTGATTAAAGTTCTGTCTGGACCAAATGCACCAGCCATAGTTGGAATTGATATATCCTTCTTCATCGGATACCAATTCCCAAATAGCAGGTGCACCACCTGGAATATCATTGACATTGAGTGACATAGATTTATACCACTCAAGTTCACGTTTTACGTATTCTTCATTTACTTTACCAAAGATTGAAGGCTCGTCTGCAATGAAGCAGGCCGAGCGAATCTCAAGCATGTTGACACCTGACTTATCAGTGACAAAGTTTTCATGCGCAAGTTCAATCTTGAATTGTTCACGTATATCTTGAACACAATTACTCAGATACATCATTTACCTTTCGACGATTAAAGATGTCACGATTAGGATCTTGGCCACGCATCTTACCACGAAGATAAGTTACTGCAAAAGATGCATAGTTAATCATATCAAGATAGGTATCTTCGAGAGACTCAAAGTTTGCATCACCGGCTCGGCCAGATTCAAGAAGAGACTGAGCACGATATAGTTTACCTTGAAGCACGTCATGGATAGTATCAATACCACGACGATAATGCATAGCTTGAGTTACATTTGAATTTGGATTTTGATAGTCTTGAGACTTACGTATTTGCAAATCCATGCATTCTTGGAGAACTTTAATAGTCTCAAGGTTCTTCAATTCTTTAACATCATCAATCATGATAAAATACTCCGAAGATTTACGCAGTTATTATCCGCAATTGCTTTACGGTGGTTGAAAGTATATGAACCATACTTAGATTCTATGTTTGTATCAATATATCTTAATATTGACTTACTGTCAATAAGTAAATAAGGACAATAACGATATTTTATATCGCTAATTTCATAATAAGCCATGACTAAATAAAAGTCATTAAACTCAATTCCATCTTTAATAGATTTGTGTTGATTCTTGCTCACATACCATTCTGGGTATTTTGCGCTCTTTGACTTGACATCACCAATCTTTCCCTCACACTCAACATCAGTTTTTCTTTGTTCAAAAGATAAGCCATGTCCATTCTTAGTGATTGGAGAAGTTTGCTTGAATAGTCCGGACTTATGAATAGCTTTTTCGGCACCATATCCAATCATGGTATCTTCGCGAACTCGTGAATAAGTTCGCTGAATTTTTTTAAGTTTTTTTAACTCATTTTGATAATTAGTCTCGATCATCATATCTATTTCGCTTTTATGATCTAAGAAGTTAACTATCTCATCCATAGAAGCGATTGCTTTCATTACATCTTCACTAAACATCATTACAATCTCCAATAGGTTATATTATAATAATATATTATCAAAAGATATATGTCAACCTTAAAAGATCTGGCTTAACAGACCAATATTATCTACGTGTGTAGGTGCTTGCCAACCTTCTGGTTTAATTAGATCCGGTAATCCAAGAGGATTTGGACGAGATTCTTTAATACCAATTTCTTTTGACATATTTGCTTTATGTACACGATCCCAAGCGGCATAAGAATCAATATCAAATGCGTCAAGTGTTCCAATAGCCACAACACATAGATCAATCAAAGCATCTACAACGTCATCACCATTCTTAGCATTCTTCATCTCATCAAGCTCTTCTTGCAAGAACTTAATACGAAATTCTAGATATTTCTTAAGTGTATCATCATCCATAGCATCTACTGATGTATGGACTTTAAACTTCTGATGCATCTCATAGATGTCATTAACCCAGTCTTTACTCATTAAATCCACTCCGGTTTTTCACGTTTAGTCCATTTATGTAGATTGGCTTTACCAATCTTATAATAGTTCTTATAATTCATTATTGGATCTTTGTCAACAATAAATTCTTCGGCCATACATGATGGCATAGGAGTCCAATCCCAAGCTTCAAGATTCTTAGGAGGTGACTGTAATACATATGCTAACTCTGAACACTTATGACGCTTATCGTAACGATATGTATATTCATCAAGCAAAGCATATAAATGATCTGAAAGCCATGTATAGTTTTCAACTGATGTACGACACCAGACTGCAGATGGGTGATTAGCATGGGTGGCTTTATATAGAACGCTTTCACGGGCATCGGGTAAAACCCATACTTTTTGCTTGCGATAACGGGCTGGCAAAGAACCTTCTACATATTTTTCTTGAATCTTTTCCATACCATCTAAGACTCGATGAGCTGTAGATAGTAATTGGGCAGATTCAAGAATCATTTTGACTACATGTTTATCCACCATCCAACGGGCGGCTTGTACTGGAGAATGATCTAGATAAAAGATGTTCACTTTACTTTTTCCATT